ACCGATTGCTGTCATATCAAATGTGACCTCCCCGTTTGCGTTCAGGGATAAGCTGAAATTTGATATCTCTGTATCAACCATTCGTACATACTCATCCGTATCAGAATGATATATCTCCCAAGCAACCCGCCGCTGGGTAGACCCTACCAAGAGAGCGTCTTCAGTTGTTGCCCCGATTGTAGTCCATGTCCCCTGTGCGGCGGCTTCAAGCAAGCCATCAAAGCACTCCGGCCTGAACTTTCCGGACAGCCTCATCTGGCCGTTGACTGTCCCAGAGCGGGGAGCAAGCTCATTCCTATCTCCGGTCATCGAGTTGTCGTTCATCTGTTCTGCCTGCACGGTCATTTCGCCGCTTGCAAAAGGTACAACGATCCACGTTGGAGTCGCATCAATCGCCCCCGCAGCAGCTTGCACAAGATAGGATATCTTAGTATTCGATCCGAATCCCACTGTTTGTAATCCTGTTGTCATAATATTACCTCATTCTTAAATTGACATGTAGGTCCGAAATGAAACGGACATCGGTAAAACATATTTTGTATCTTCTCGCATTGCCGGCCCCACCTGGCCCGATTTCACAACCACCCGGGTGGTTTTCGCTGTGTTGGTTAGCGATTGCCCTCTTTTAAAATAAGAGTCTCCGAAAAACAACTTTGAGATTCCGTAAGCAACCCCCCACTGCCCCAGGGGAGTGACTACATCTACCTGATAGATTATCGGCCCGGCGTTTGGTGCATTCGGACCAAGATGATGTCCTGTGAACTGCCCCGGCATCATCCATTCCCTCAAGTAGATGTCTGTGGATGGATCTTCTACAACCCCTTCCCATTTGACATCCAGGGATTGCGCTGTTGCAAACGTATTCAGCAGACCGGATAATAGACCATGTGCTTCATCAAGGCGTGTCATGTTGCGGTGCCTCCGATATGCTGGACGATCTCTTCAAAGCTAATCCGGAACATCCCAGATGGCGCCTGGTTGGAGTGGCCATATTCAAGAGGGAGGATATATTCCAGGTTGTTGTACAAGAAAATAGTATCGCCAAGCTTGAAACTGGAAAGTGCCCCCTCTCCTTTGCTGATCGTTGCATTCCCGAACCTGTCAAACTCCAATACGGACCCGGAGGGCAGCGAATTTATGCTGATCTGCTGGTTTGCTTTTGCTCTACCTGTGTCGACGGGCATCCGCTGAACAATTCTTGAGTGCATATCAAAACCGATCTTGCGGACAATCTTCTCAGCATTACCAATAGCCTCTTCACCAAACCTGGCCAAATCCAAAGAAAAACTCATTGCTTCCTCACATGACATTTATAAAGCATAACCGTTCCTGCTGGGTTAACTTCTTCGATTGCCAAGATTGTCCAATCATCATCCAGGATATCGTTCTGTTCAGGGACAACTTCTTCGCCGGGGTAATAATGGGCCGGCGGCATGATAAATTCGCCACCTTTAGGCGCGACCAACACTATGGAATCGCCCTGCTGGATAGCAAACTTGTCTTTATATTTGGTTGATATCCCAACAAACACCGCCAGCACTTCACAAGTATGGGTTTGTTCCTCCGTATCAGTGCCAGTAACCGGATCGAAGGAACCAGAAACACTTTTCGTCAAAGTAGCCGTTTTTCCAAACTGCTTTAACAATTGTGTAGCTGTATTTTGTAATCCAGTATACATATCAGCCATTACATCAACCTTAACGCCAGAATATTACCTGCTTGAAGCAGAGAACCAAGATACCGGGTAATAATTGGAAAAGTAATCTGCTGTCCTCCTGATTCATATTCGATCTCAATTACATCAACTTTCTGACGCTTAACCCGTTGCTGGGAATCAGACTGGAGAACATACGGAGTTTCAACTTCAAGCCGAACAGCCTGGCAAAGCGCATTTACAACAGCATCAGGAGGATCATCGCCCCACCACAAATCGGAATCGTCATCTTCCCGCTCATCCGCCCAGGGCAACGTCTCAATATAATCCATTGCCCTGAGAACCGCAGCCTCAGTAGCTGTTACTGAGTATCCGCGAGCAGTTAACCAAGCCTGGATATCAGCTAAAGTTGCATATGTGTTTTCGCCGACTACAAGAGCCATGAATTACTCCTAAGCGTTGAGATAATACCCGCCATCAACAACAGGACGCCAGAGAACAGATATATTAGCAATCTTCCCTGTTCCTGCAGAGCCTCCAATAATACTCAGTTGGAGTTTTTTGGTCGATGCGGTAACTGTTGGTCCGGTATACACATAATAAAATGATCCGGTCAGATTTGCCTTTGCTCCAGCGGTGGAAGACAGTAGTTCAATTGGAGAGACATCATCAGTCTGAACAGAGATTCCAGTGAAGGTTTCCGCTTCTGAAAGATCATCTGGAACATGAACAATGACGGCATCAATAAACAGATTCCGAATGGTTGCCGTCATCACATCTTTAGCTCCAGCCGTTTGTGCCAGACTGATCTGTTTATAATTGATGGCATGTCCTGGTAAAGAAGCCTTCGGAACCCAGGCTACACCATTGAAAATCCAGGTATACCCCGTATTGAATTCGTACAGGGTCTGCCCCTTGGAAACACCTGTCGTAGGCTTGGTATCCGTGGAAAGCAATACCAAAGGGGCCAAAGCTTGTTCCAGGATTTCTGTTTGACGAGAAAGACTCATTTCTTTTTCCTCACCATTTTCGGTTTGGATTTCTTGTCTCCTGCCTTAACCTCAAAAACCTCCGGTTCTTCGACTGCTTCTTCCACTGGTTTCTTAGGTTCCGGTTCTGGCAAGACACCATTATGCCGATATCCAACTCTGACCAGCAAATCAATCAGAGTTGGATCTTCGGTTTCAAACTCCCCGTTCTGGAAAATCACGGTTACTTTGTTCTTCACCGGGTCCCAGACTTTCGGGGGATTCTTATCTTGAAAAAACTTCGTCATTGATTACGCCCTCTCTTGTCATTGATTATGCAGCAGTAGTAAACGTAAGAACACATGTCTTGGAAGCAACTGTATATCCCAGAATTGTCTGCTCTGCTACGGTAGCCGTTGCAGTTTCATCGGCAAGCCAAGCCGCGGCATCGCCTTCAAGAACAGCAGTTGCTCTGCCTTTAACAAACGTCAAGGTAGTACTCCCCATACTGGCGGTTCCCGCTGAACTAGTAGTTGAGGCCGCAATAGCAGTCGTGATTGCATCATTGAACCATTCATGATTCTCACCAGCCGCGGACTGAAGTTCGACTTCAATTGCCTGCGTCCATGCGGCGGCAGTTGGAGCTGGCGTAGCAGTAGCTGGAGTGACAACAAAAACCAGGTCGCCACTCATCGCCTTCGCTACCAGAGCATCATAATCTCTCTGCTGTGGTTTGATTCCGTGTCTGTCCATTATATACCCCCTCAGATAAAATCTGAATTAAACTGATTACAGGTTTATCTGATTAGCTGGTAGCCAGACCAGTGATTTTTCCGTGGTACTCTTCGGGACCATAGTCAATGCCCATCTGGCCATATAACTGGCCTTTTTCTGCAGCACCGGTCTTGGACAGCTCTTCGTAGAACAGAAGACCCTTGCCAGGAACCGGACAGAATACAGGAGCGCAAACGGACATTTCAGCAATCAGCAAAGTGTCGGTCGGCATCCGGGGTGCCCACACTACGCCAAGCTGAGCAAAATCGGTTTCGATCTGCTGGACATTCACCCCACCAACGTTTCTGGATTCAGGAGCGTACCCGTAGATATCAGAGATCTTCTGTTTCTGGAAAGCATTCGCGAAGATAACCGGGTTCACGAATACAGAACCAGCCGCGGCCATTGTCCGGAGCAGCTCGTCAATCAGAGCCTTGGACAGAGCCGCAGATCCGGCAGCTACGGCATTGGTAGACGTCGCTGTAATGATTCCACGGGTCTTGGCAGCGGTATCGGCATCGGTCGCCTGCTGGTAAGTTCCCTGGAGGAATGTGTACTCAGCATCCAGAGAGATCTGGCGCAGGTTCCCCTGAATCTGGAAATCCAGCTCATCATTCACCGGCTGGGTCCCCAGCATTGCATCGCCTGTAGTAGAATCAGCGGCAACCACACGAGAAGTAGACTGTTTTGCGTAAGAAACATTAACCGCCCGCTGGAAGATCTGAACAGTATTCGTATCCTGCCCACGCACATAAGTGGTAGCAGTAGGCGCCGTTGCAGAAGTGTTTTCATCAATTGCCGGCTGTGCGGCAGAGTTCAGTGCCCAGGGCTGGGCAGTCGGAAAATCAAAAGCCTGATACTGGCGTCCGCCGGTCAGTCCTCCGATCATGTTCAGGAAAGGAGTCTGATTCGCCCCTACCAGAAAAAGTTCCCCTACATAATTGGGGACATTCCACATTGTTGCCATTCCAGTTGTGTTGGACATTTTGTATTCCTTTTATCATTTAAAGTTATCTTCGAGGTTGCTGGGCAATCTGGCGCTTCAAGGAAATCATCTTTGAAACATCCCCTGCTTTCTGCGCTTTTGCCAGAGCAGCCTGCAAATCATTTGGATCATCAGCCCCGCCT